AATTGCGACAATCTTAAGGATGTTTACTATTCGGGAACAGAGGCAGAGTGGACAAATATTGATATAGTCAAAAACGGTGGCTATTATTTCTTAGATGGAAACTATGATTTAAGGAACGCAACAAAACATTTTACCACCGAAAGCCAGGAACTTGAATATGATAAGTTTATTTTCGACGCCGAGACGGGGACGATAAAGGGCTATACGGATCGGGACGTGACCGAGCTCGTGATCCCCGCGGAGATAGACGGCGTTGCCGTGAAGGAAATAGGAAGGCAGGCTTTTTTTGAATTTTCTTCTCTTGAATGCGTGACGATATCTGACGGTGTTACGACTTTTTGCTTCTCTGCGTTTTGCGGTTGCGAAAGCCTTACGGACGTGACAATACCCCACAGCGTAACGACTATTGGTGAATCTGCGTTTAATCGATGCAAGAGTCTTGTGAACGTGAAAATACCGGAGAGTGTAGAAACAATTGATTCTCGTGCATTTTCAAACTGCACAAGCCTCACGGAAATAACTGTAGCAGAGGGAAATAATTCATATATTTCTATAGATGGAGTACTTTACACGAAAGACATGGAGACACTCGTATTCTACCCAGGAGGCAGGAACGGTGAGTTTGTGATACCTGATAGCGTGACAACAATAGGACGTGGAGCATTTGAAGGTTGTGAAAGGCTAACGAACGTCACGATTCCAGACGGAGTCAAAACAATTGGTATATGTGCATTTTCAAAATGCGCGAGCCTTAAGAGCGTGGAAATACCGAAGGGCGTGGAGAGAATAGAGAGCTGGGTATTTCAAGACTGTATAAGCCTCACAAGCGCGAAAATACCGAAAAGCGTTACGTTAATAGGATACTATGCGTTTTCAAACTGCAAAAGCCTAACGAGCGTGGATATTCCAAAAAGCGTTAAGAGAATAGAGTACCACGCCTTTGCTGATTGCAATAAACTATCGAATGTGTTTTACTCGGGAACAGAAGAGGAGTGGAAAGATGTCTTAATCAGCGATAACAATAATCCGCTGACCAACGCCACCATATTCTTCCATTCTGACAAGGACAATTCAGATAGCTCACCTAAGACAGAGGGCGTTCTCATTGCCGCAGCTTGTTTCGTTCTTACAATTGGTATTACTATATTAATTATTGCCTTTGTACCAAAAAGGAAAAAGCAAAAAAAAGAGGATATAAAAGAAGAGACTTCTGCCGCGCTGACTGCAGTTTTTTGCCAGTATTGCGGGGCAAAGCGTATGAACGGCGCAAAGTTCTGTACCTTGTGCGGACAAAAAATTGGAAAGTGATTATTCAGGCTCCCGCCGTATATTTTTTGCGGCGGGGGTTGATTTTTTTAGCTACTTGCATATAATGTTTACGTAAAACCTAATATCGTGCGTCTTCGGGGCAGGGTGACCGCTTTGCGGGATTCCCGACCGGCGGTATAGTCCGCGAGCCTTCGGGCCGAATCGGTGAGATTCCGATACCGACAGTACAGTCTGGATGAGAGAAGAGCATGGGGCGCTTTTGCCTCCCATCATACACTCGGTCGATGCGCGATCGGGCGTATTTTTATTTTCGGAGGTAATCAAAATGAGAGACAAAACAGTTCGAAACCTTACGGTAACGGCCGTGCTAAGCGCGGTCGCCTTCGTGCTCATGCTCCTCGACTTCTCGGTGCCGATAATGCCGTCGTTTATCAAGATGGACATCTCGGAGTTCCCCGCCCTACTCGCGACCTTCGCCCTCGGACCGGTTTACGGGGGCGCGGTCTGCCTCGTAAAAAACCTTCTGCATCTTCTTGTAACAAAGACGGCGGGAGTCGGCGAGCTTTCAAATTTCCTGCTCGGGGCGGTTTTCACCGTTACGGCGGGGCTTATCTACAAGCTTAACAAAACAAAAAAGGGAGCGTACATAGGCTCGTTTATCGGCGCCGTCGCTATGGCGCTACTCAGCCTGCCGATAAACTATTTCATCACTTATCCCTTCTATATGAACTTTATGCCCCTTGAGAGCATCATAAAGGCATATCAGGCGATACTGCCCGGAGTGGACGGCCTCCTCTCCTGCCTTCTCATCTTCAACCTGCCATTTACCCTCGCTAAGGGGCTTCTGAGCTTCCTGCTCACCGTTCTCACCTACAAGAGGCTGAGACCGATTTTAAAGGGACGGGACTAAAAAATCGGAACCGGAAATTCAATATTTCGGAACTTTTAAGAGGCGGGAAACCGCCTCTTTTCTTTTATTCCGGCATAATCAGCAACTAAAACAAAAACTTAAAATTTTAATTTATTTTGCCTTTCGGGGAGAGGATCGGTCTGATATACTTTAACCATCTCAAGGGGGAAGGAGGCTATGGCCTATAAGGATCGACGAGCTTAAAAACAAGGTCGCTGAGCTTATTGACTACTGCGAAGCGACGGGCGAGCCTCCGGTAGCTCACGTTACGGAAAAGCTTCTGGGGCTTACCGAGGACGAGCTTGCGGCTATGCGCAGAGGCGAGAGAGGAGAGGCAAAGCGGAAGGAAGCCGAGAGGCTTCAGAGCTACAGGGAGTATTTCTGGGTAAAGAAGGGGCTCTCGGATTCAAAGTGGGCCACGTTTTCCACGTTCTTCTTAAAAGAGCTCAAGGGCGAGGACGGAGATGACGGGCCGGATATCCTTACTGTCAGATTTGAAGGCAGGACGGAGGACGTTTTTAAATAGCCCTTTATTTTTTTGCCGAGAAAGCTTAAAAAAGTGAGTTAATGAGATGAAAGAAGTAATTTGGAACGTGGGGAAACCGAACCCGAAGCAGGAGGAATTTTTCAAAAGCAGGACGCTTTACACGGCATACGGAGGGGCGAAGGGCGGAGGGAAGACCTGGGCGGTCAGGGTAAAGGCGGTAGGCGGCGCGCTAATGAATCCGGGGATAAGGATACTGATCATGAGGCGGACTTATCCGGAGCTTGAGGAAAATCACATCAGGCCGATCCTGAGGCTGGCGCCAAAGGAAGTATCGAGCTACAACGGATCGAGCAGGGTGATGACCTTCAAGAACGGATCCACGATCAAGTTCGGACACTGGGCAGGAGAGATGAGCGAGCAGGAGTACCAGGGACTTGAATTCGACTGGATCTTTATCGACGAGGCGACGCAGTTTACCGAGAGAGCCTTTAATTTTCTGGGCGGCTGTCTCAGAGGGGTGAACGCCTTTCCGAAGCGGATGTATCTGACCTGCAATCCCGGCGGGGTCGGGCACTCATGGGTCAAGCGGCTTTTCATCGACAGGGACTTTCGCACGGACAGCGCTGACCCCGAGGAGAGGGAAAACCCGGAGGACTACTCATTCATTCCGGCGACGGTCGAGGACAACGAGGCGCTTATGCGCTCCTCGCCCGGATATCTCAGGATGCTGGCGAATATGCCGGAGAGCCTGAGGGCGGCCTACCGCTACGGGGACTGGGACAGCATAGGCGGAAACTATTTCCCGGAGTTCAGGCTTGGGGCGCACACCTGCGAGCCCTTCCGCATACCGGAGCACTGGAGAAGATACAGGAGCATAGACTACGGGCTTGACGCCCTCGCCTGCCTTTGGTGGGCGGTCGATGAGGACGGGCGCTCGTGGTGCTACAGGGAGTGGAAGAAGAAAGGGCTTATAGTCCGCGACGCGGCGGCAGGGATAATTGAGAGGACGCTTCCCTGCGAGAGGATTGAGGCGACATTCGCCCCGCCCGACCTCTGGGCGAGACAGAAGGACACGGGGCGCATGATGGCGGAGCTTTTCGCTCAGGGCGGAGTACCGCTTATTAAGGCGGACAACAACAGGGTACAGGGACACATGCTTATTAAGGACGCTTTAGCTATAAGAGAGGACGGAAGACCGGGGATGATCTTTTTCTCCTCGGCTCAGGAAACGATAGGAGACCTCATGGCCATACAGGCGGACGAAGCTGACCCGGACGACTGCGCCAAGGAGCCGCACGAGAGGACGCACACGGTGGATTCAGTCAGATACTTCTGCGTTTCGCGCGTGATACCCGCCGACCCCGGAGACTTGAAGGAGGCGCCGGAGTTTTCCGACGGGAGCTACGACGCTTTTATGAGGGGCGGAGAGACGCCCGAGGACTATTTTTCATTCGGGGAGGTGAACGGATTATGGAAGTGATCGTTGTGCTGCTTGCAGCCATAGCGGCTGTCGAGGCGGCGGCCGCGCTCGGACTTATCGCGCTGAGGCTTTTTAGGCTCTCGCGCGAGGAGAGGCTTAGGCCGGAGCCATTCGGAGACCGGGAGGAGACGGAGACAAGCGGCGAGGAAAAGGCGATAGCGGACGCTATCAGGAGCATTCAGAGTTACGACTATTTAAAGGCAAAGAAGGCGGTGAGGAGCTATGGAGAAGAGGAAGGAAAATGATATTTTCGGGGGAGAGGAGCTGTGCCCCGAGCTCTGTTTCAGGCTTTATGAGAAATCGAGGGGCTTCAAGAGCGCGATAGATCTCTACGATACGGTGAACACGAACGAGAACTTTTACATCGGCAAGCAGTGGGAGGGCGTTGAGGCGAACGGTCTGCCTACGCCGGTATTCAACTTTTTAAAGAAGGACGTTATGTTCACGGTGGCCTCGATCACCTCGGACAATATCAAGATACAGGTATCGCCCCTCGCTGCGGCTGCCGACAGCGAGAATCTGAAGGAGCCCGCGAGGATACTTACAGAGGAGCTTGAGAGGATAGGCGAGGAGAACGGGCTTTCCGCCCTGTTAAGGCTTTTTGCGAGGGACGCCGCCGTTAGGGGCGACGGCTGCATATACACCTACTGGGATCCCGAAACCGAGACGGGACAGGACGCGAAGGGCTCCATTAAAAGCGAGACGGTGGAGAATACGCGGGTGCATTTCGGAAACCCGAACGACCCGAGGGTGGAGGCACAGCCCTACATAATCATCGAGAAGAGGAGACCCGCCGACGAGGTGAGGCGCGAGGCGCTGAAGAGAGGCAGCCCCGACTGGGAGGATATCGCTCCCGATGAGGACGGAGCTCCCGTCGACGGGGGACGGCGTACCGACGACAAGGTCACGGTGCTGACCATTTTTTACAGGGGAGAAAATGGCGGGATAAGCTGCTATGAGTGCACGCAGAGGGCGGAGGTCAGAAAGCCCTGGGAGCTCGGCATAAGACTTTATCCCATAGTATGGCTCCCCTGGGACAGGGTGCAGGACTCCTGCCACGGGCAGGCGATGATAACGGGACTTATCCCGAATCAGATTTTCGTAAATAAGCTTTGGGCTATGGCTATGCTGAGCCTTATGACCACGGCATATCCCCGCGTCATCTTCGACAGGACGAGGGTCGCCCGATGGTCGAACAGGATAGGGGCTGCAATCGCCGTGAACGGCGGGGATATCAACACCGTTGCGAAGAATATGGACCCAGCCGTTATTTCGCCGGACGTGAGCCGCTTTATCGGAGAGGCGATCTCGATGACGAACTCGAACCTCGGAGTTACGGCGGCGGCGACGGGAGAGGTGAGACCGGACAACACCTCGGCGATAGTCGCCCTGCAGAGGGCGGCGGCGACGCCGAACGAGATGACGAAGCAGAACCTTTACAAATGCGTTAAGGATCTGGCGAGGATATACCTTGAGTTCATCGCGGAGTTCTACGGCAAGCGCTTTGTAGATATCGAGACTCCGCCCAATATCGCGGAGAGCATAAGAAACGGGATAAAGGACGGTTTTTTGCCCGATGATACCGAGATTCCCACCGAAATTAGCCGGGAATTCGACTTCGGCGTTTTCAAGAGTTTGCCCGTTTCAATGAAGATCGACGTAGGCGCAAGCTCCTATTATTCGGAGATTGCGGGCATACAGACGCTTGATAACCTCCTTGCGAAGGGGAAAATCGACGTTCGGCAGTATCTTGAGCGCATTCCCGACGGGTATATCCCCGACAGGCGCGGGCTTATCAGCGAGATCGAGAGAGCGGAAGAGAGGATCGAGTGATGGCAAGAAACAGGATAAAAGAGGGCGACGAGTACGGCTACCCCGTGAGCGTTACGCTGAACGGAGAGCCGCTCGACGTGGCGAACGTAGAGCTCATTGAGTTTTGCATCGGACACGTCCGGAAGACCTGGCCTGACGAGGTGAGCTACGACGCGGAGGAGGGGATTTTCTACGTTCCTATCACTCAGGAGGAGAGCTTCGGCTTTCCGGCGGACGACGTTATCGAGGCGGACGTCAGGGTGCGCTTTTTAGGCGGCGGAGTCATAGGAGCGGAGAAAAAGAGGTACGTCTTCGTAAACGACGCATTAAGCGAGGCGGTGATCTGATGAGCGTGAGACTTGAACTTACGGACGATCCCGGCACTCTCAGCTTCGAGCTTCCCGAGGCGAGGCTCATAAAGGGGCCGAAAGGCGATAAGGGCGATAAAGGCGACACGGGGGACACGGGACCGCAGGGCGTTCAGGGCATTCAGGGCATACAGGGACCACAGGGCGAAAAAGGCGAGAAAGGCGACAAGGGAGATAAAGGCGACCCGGGAGCGGGCTCCGGCGATATGCTCGCCTCGGTCTACGATCCCGCGGGAGGGGCAAAGCAGGTTGTTTTCGCTGACGATTCCCGCCTTTCCGACGCGAGAACGCCCTCGGCACATACGCACGTTAAGGCCGACGTTACCGACTTCTCGCATACGCATACGGTCAGCGACGTGACGGATTTCCCCTCGACGATGCCACCTTCGGCACACGAGCACGCCGCCGCTGATATCACGAGCGGGACGCTGGACTCGGCGAGGCTGCCGACCGTGCCTCTCACAAAGGGCGGGACGGGGCAGACCACGGCGGCAAAGGGGCTTTACGCCCTCATAAACGGGGCTACGGCGATAACGGCGGCGTCTGTCGCGGATACGGACTACATAGGCCTTGACGACGTTTCGGCAATGACGGGCAAAAAGATGCTTATATCCGAGCTTAAGACGCTTCTTGCGGGGGCGAAGATAGCCTTCGGGACGTATAACGGCACGGGCACCTACGGGAGCGCGAATCCGACAAGCCTTACTTTCGACTTTGAGCCCAAGCTGCTTTGGGTGACGAAAAGCGGCTTTATTGAAAGCACGCATAAGTCGAGCAGCACTACGGCGGATTATCTCAACCTGCAGATGTTCCTTATAAACGGAGTCACGAGCGCGAGCCTCAATAACGGCACGACGGCAACCGGCACAGTTACGATCTCCTGGAGCGGGAATACGGTTTCCTGGTATTCGCAAAGCGCCATTTTGCAGCTCAACTCGGGCAGCTCAATGTCACCGCAATCATATTACTATCTGGCAATAGGCTGAGGAGGTGGAAAATGTACTACGTAAAAGAGACTCCGAACGGAGGAAACCACGGAAATCCTCAGAGTACGGCTTTTTATGGGGCGGTGAAGCTCCCGGACGAGCTTTTGAGCGCCTACCTTGAGGCGAAGGGCTTTGTTAAGCTCACGGTGACTGACGGCGAGGTGACCGCGATAGAAACGGACGAGGAGGCGCTTGCCGCCTACGAGGCGGAGCACCCAGAGCCCGAGCCTGCTGAGACAGAGCCGGATCCGGACGAGGACAGAGACGCGATGCTCGTTGACCTTGAATATCGCATAACGCTTTTGGAATTGGGGGTGACGGAATAATGCTTTACAGGACGCTTAAACGTATGATAGAGCGCGGACAGACGGCGGGTATGGAGGAAAAGCTCGATATCTTCTATGCCGCGAATAAAATCACGGAAGCGCAGTATACCGAGCTTATCGGTATGCTGAGCGGGGAGGAGTAACAGATGGACTGGACAAGCATTATCGTGGCCCTCGTAACGGCGGCGGGGGCTTTGGCGGGAACTTATTTAGCCAACCGCAAAAGCTCTGCGCTTATCGCCTACAGGCTCTCGGAGCTTGAGCGCAAGCAGGATAAGCACAACGCCGTTATCGAGAGGACGTATAAGCTTGAGGAGCGGTCTGAGCTTCACGAGGAGAAGCTTAAAGTAGCAAATCACAGGATAGACGACTTGGAAAGGAAGGTCGGGTAAAGATGAAAAGAAACTGGAAGGCATGGATAAAGGCGGCGGGGATAAGAGCAGTCAGGACTATGGCGCAGACGGCAGTTGCCATTATTCCGGCGGCTGCCAGCTTCACGGATGTGAACTGGAAGGTCGCCCTCGGAACTGCCGCCCTCGCCGGGCTTTTGAGCCTTCTGACGAGCCTTGCGGGGCTGCCGGAGGTGGACGATGGGGAAGACAGCTGACGCCGTTATCGCCATAGCAAGGCGGGAAATCGGCACCGTCGAGAAGCCGAAGAACTCCAATAACGTCAAGTACAACACCTGGTACTACAAGCAGGAGGTTTACGACGGGAAGAACGGCGGGAAATACCCCTGGTGTATGGCCTTCGTGCAGTGGGTATTCAACGAAGCGGGTTTTCCGCTGCCGTTTAAGACGGCGTCCTGCTCGGCGCTTCTTAACTGGTACAAAACTAACACGCCGGAGCTCGTACATTCCGAGCCTCAGCGCGGGGATATCGTTATCTACAAGGGGCATACGGGCATATTTGAGAAGATTGGCCCCGACCCGAAGTATATGTACGTTATCGAGGGGAACACCGCCGTCGGAAACGACGATAACGGCGGGGCGGTGATGGAGCGTTACCGAAAGGTAAGCTCCGCGATGGCGTTTATTGCGCCGTTCAAGGAAGAGGAGGACTCATCCGGCGCTGACGCGCCACCTTCCCCTCAAGGGGAAGGCTTGAAAGCAAAGAGATACGACAGCCTTGAAGAGATACCCGTCTGGGCGAGGGATGATATCGCGGAGCTCATAGCCTCCGGCGCTCTCAAGGGCAAAAGCGGTAAGCTCGACCTCAGCGAGGATATGCTGAGGGTGCTGATTATTTCTAAAAGAATGACAGAAACGGGGAGGTGAAGACAATGGAAGAAGAGAACATGGACAGAGGCGGATTTGAGAGATTCGTCCGCGAGCATCCGAACGTAAAGCCGGAGGATATCGACAGGGACGTCTGGCTTGACGTTCACAAGGGGATGAGCCTTTCGGAGGCCTATCTTTCAAACGAGAACAGAAAGCTTCTGAGTGAGCGCGAGGCGGAGAGAAAGAACGCCGAGAACAGAGAAAAGGCCGCCATGAGCGCGATGAGCGCCGGGAAAGCGGCCGCAAAAGACCCCTTTGACGAGGGATGGGACGAAGAGTAAAACTTAAGACTTAAGACTGAAGAATGAAAAAATAATAAATAAGGAGAAATTTTAATTATGGCAATCAATCTGGCAAAACAGGCAAGCGGAAAGGTCGCGGAGCGCTTCAAGCTCGACTCCTGCACCGAGGGACTTTTTTCTTCGAGGTATAACTGGACGGGCGTGGCCTCAGTCCAGGTGTACAGTATCGACAACCTGCCCCTTCAGAATTACGACGCTACCGAGACGTCTAATTCCCGCTTCGGCACACTCACCGAGCTCGGCGATACCGTTCAGGAGATGACGGTTACCGACGATAAGAGCTTCAACGGAGCTATCGACAAGAGAAACAACACTTCTCAGCTTATGATCAAGTCCGCCTCCTCCGTGCTCAAGCGCGAGACAGACGAGGTCATCATCCCCTACGTGGACAAGTACCGCCTTACGAAGCTCGCCGCCGGCGCCGGCCTCGTGAGCTCCATAACCGCGGCCTCCACCAAGGCGAATATCGTGGAGAACATTTTCAACGCGGGCGCGCTTATGTCCAACAAGAACGTGCCCAAGTCTCAGAGAGTCATCTTCATCGGCGAGACCACGGCCGTTAAGCTCAAGCTCGCGGATCAGGTCGTCGGCATCGACAAGACGGGCGAAAGAGCGATAGTAAACGGAGTCTGCGGCACCATCGACGGCGCTCAGGTCCGTATCGTGCCCGACACGTATATGCCCACAGGCGTTGAGTTCATGATCGTCCGCAAGGGCGTCGCCTGCGCCCCTCAGAAGATCGAGACCTACCGCATCCTTGAGGAGCATCCCAACATCGACGGCGCAGTAGTTCAGGGACGCTTACTCCACGACTGCTTCGTGCTCGACGCTCAGGCGAACGGTATCGTTATCTGCGGCGTGGCCACCG